CTGACCGCCTAGACTCACCGAATTTCTCCATTTATCATAATCACACTGACTGTGTGGATAAGTGAGCGATATACAATCTTTACCAATAGCAACACGGGGGTCTCTTGACATTCGGTAATGGCCTTCACTCATTTTAATTGGTTGAAGTTGGCAAAACGAAACCTTTTCAAAAACTGAAATGGGAGGTTCCACCTTGACTTCAAATCCAAATTCCAACATCCATTTTACAATGTTGAAGTTTAAAAATTTTTGCAAATTGGCTTTTTCCATGAACAAAACACAATCATCACCATTATCAATCATCTCAAAGTGAATATTACTATCTAGTCGAAATTGATAAAGTAGGGCACACATTATGAGTGTATTTCCTAGTGCAGTGTTTTGGTCGCCTGAACACCTGCAGCCTGCATCATATTGTATGACGTAGCCGTCTGTTGTGTTCATTGTACATTTGTAAGAGAGTTGCCAACTTAGTAACTTTTCGAGATACTTTCGGTCAGCACCTGTGTACATTGCAGTGTAGAAGCTGTGTTCAAATTTTAATGCATCCTTGCCGATATGTTGGTCAAACCTCGACATATCAAGTCCAATCGCAATTGGTTCATCAAAATAATTCCACTTCCTCCACATATGAGTAGCTATCTCATCTGCATTGTAGAACTTCATAACACTAGGACCATGGTTGGGTTGCCCAACTTCAAATAGACTATCAATAGCATGGTAGTAGTGGTGCTCGAGATGTTTGATATATGTTCCTAGCTCCACATTATACTGTGGATGCCTTGGAGACACTACTCGAGGTACTGGATTGAGTTTTATGAGGTTCTCAGTTTTTTCAGACTTGATAAAAGCTGAAACATTACTAAAGTTACGGGTAATATAAGGGGAAGACATTCCCTTAATCACATCGTCATAGAGTTTAAATTTATGCCGCGGTACAAGTTTTAAGAACTCTAATCTTAAAAGACGATCCGGGGCACCACCATCAAATTGGAGACGCACGTAATTGTTTATTTTAGCTCGAAAACTATCAAGTCTGTCAAATATTGACCTTTCTTTAGTGAATTTGGGGTCAATACGCTCGATAAGCTTGTGAGGTTTTGGGACTGGTATTTGGTTTCCATTTTTGGTAACTGTAAATACACGCTCACAAATTGCTTTCAATGAATTAAGCAACGTACACGCTGGTAAAATAAATTTACTCAGAGGAGCTAAATCTCCTAAATCAACGTACTGCTTAATTGTTTGTTTGGTTCTACCTTTTTCTGGCCTAAATCGCACTCGAATATTGTATTTAGTATGGTCAACGGAGGTAGGACTACCGTCGACGGAGTATAGCGTTTTTGGCCTTCCTCAATGCTCATGGTCGAGTGAGAGATTATTAAATGCACGGTCAATATCCATGCATTCTAATGCTCTACAAACGCCTTGTGCCATAACAACTGGTTTAAGTAGTTGGTCAAGGTCGGTGTTGGAATCTAACCATTTGGATGCTGCACTTTTAAGCGCCAACACTGTTTTAGTGTTTAATGTGCGCAAGTACATTTCCAAATAGAGTCCTACATCTTCGACTTCCTGCCAATTAACCTCGCCAGCCTCCTTGGGATCTACTATCTTTACTGAACAAGAGTAGGGACTAAACATATCAAAGTATTTTCCACGAACAAACAAAACCTTCATAATAGATCTTGGGTGGTTAATAATTTGACTTCTAGACAATTGTTCCTTATTCAATTGCCTCTGGATTTCTGCATCATAAAAATAGCAGAATTGTGCATAAGATATTTTTGGTGGCTCATCAAAATTGAATGCACTAGCTTCAATGAACTTGTCATAGCATGCGTGTCTTAGAGATTTAGAAGAGCACATGCGATGGATGATGATTAAAATAATAATTGATAAGATCATTACTAGGATAAACGGTGTATAGGATAGGAGAGAGTTCATGGGTAGAAACGTAGTTTAACGACATAAGGTTCCGTAGGGTCGGGTGTTGAGTGATAGTTCAGCGGCTTATAGCCAGTTGCTACATGATTAATTAACATAGCATCTAATAATCTAACGGTGTCAAGCAGTGGGCCGCAGCGCACCTAAACCGTTAATTTAAAGGATGGAATGATAATCAC